AATCTTATCAAAGATTTTCTTACCAAACTTAAACAAGAATACTTTACCTTCATTTTCAGGATGTTTCGGATCAGAAACAACATAAATGTTAGCGATGTAATTTAGTTTACGCTTTTGTTTACGAACAATTTCTTTATTCGCTTCGATGCCAGAATTCCACAATGCAGTATTGTGTTCACATACTGGACATTTTTGTTCCTTGGTTGTCAAGCAGTTGTCAATTAACCAACCACCAGGACCTTGGAATCCATGTGAGAACATCTTAACCCATGGCAAACCATCTTCACCATCTTTTTCAGATGCGGGAAGAAAACGAATTGTAGCCATGCCGTTACCAGCTTTGTCTACTTCACATTTCCAAAAATTATCGGGTTTATCGGAACCTTCTGCTGTGGTATTGAGTGCCTCGATTGCTTTAGATAGTTTGTCGAGGTTGCCAGATTGGCGTTTGAGATTAGCAAAACTCATAGTATTTCCTTTCGTATAAACGGAGTATTAACGGTATATAAAAACGACTTATCCACATTATTCATTATATAATAGTATTTATCCAATGTCAAACATACATTTTCAAAATACCGAGTGTGGTTATGGTATCTGTGTGAAGTATACCAACACCACCTTCTACTCGCCATTGATCAATATTTTGTGAAGTATCATCAATCAATAGTGAATTTTGGTTTGAAAAAGCTTTCTTCAATCTTTTACCTGGCACCAGATTAACAGGAAACTCAATGTTATGCTTTTTCAGCCATTCAATTTTCTGTTCTCTAATATCAGCATCACGTTTTTCAGATGATGTTGAAGATAGAATCTCTGTAGGAATAGGCAACGACCTCAAATAGTTAATTAAGATCATGGCATCAGGCATCAAGTCTAGTGTTGCAAATTGCCTGTCAGCAATAAACATGGTGAAAAACTTATCAAAAGTTTTATATGTGTCTGCCTCTTTTGGTTCAATCTTATACAATTCTTTGTATCGTTTATTGAAGTCAGCAATCACACCATCCATGTCGAGATAGATTTTTGTGATTTTTACTTTATGCATATTCTTTTATCTTTTCTTTCAAAATTTGTTTGAACTTTACTTTATCATAAGAAAGAAATGGTTTGTATTTCTCACACTTTCTTTTAAAGTTAGGCCAAACAAGATCATCATATATTTCTTTTTCCCACATGGGAAAGAAGTTCATCAAATCATTTAGAATTATTAATGTTTCTAGTGCAATATCTTTTTGTTGAACACACTGCATTAGAAGTGGAAACTCATTGTTTCTCACAATCAATAAATCATTTGGATTATCAACTCTATCTAACAGTTTAATTATATCATTTTCAAAGGTATAAGTCAAGCTTTGAGTTCTTTTCTGCCACTTTTTGTAGTTGTCCTCGGATTCTGGTCCTAGAATATCACCAACCCATTGAATATCTTCTACCATAAAATTGGCAATATAGTAATCTCGTAATTCTGTCAATCCAAATTTACGTGATAGTCGATAGAATGAATACTTGTCTTTTCTGGTAGAGAATGTTGTCTTGGTAACATTTGTCTTGCCATTATATTTGACATAATCATAACTATCAGAAGTGAAATGCAGTTTCAAAGCATGAAACATTGCAAATGCAGCAAAGCCAGAATTCTCAATCATAACGAAAACGGAAACTCCCTAATCCAGGTGGTTACAATGTATTTGTGTCCTTTGATTACAGGTTCACCAGCGTGCATCGTGTTTGCATTGTCTGATTTATTTTTGTAATCATAACGAAAGTATAACATACTTCCTTTTTGTGGTTCAACCGATAGATTTAGTTTATTAAAAGTGGTGTGGCCACCTTCTTCCACATCATTGAGATACACTATGACCGTACCAACTCGATTACCAATATCTTTAACGATGTCATGGTATGTTGGTATCACATCTTCAAAATAATCCCAATGTGGCACATATCGACCACCAATATCATATCGAAGCATTGTAAGTGCTTCAAATCTCTTTTTACTGATGCCTATTTCTTTTTCTATTTTATCGTGGAGATTTACTACCAATGGATTGTTGTGGTCAAACCAGCAGTCTTTACTGATTCTAAAACTATCCATCTTTTCGTTGAAGCCAGTATCAACATTTACAACATTTGAATCTGTTAATAATGGATCACCATGTTTAATAATATCATCACATTCTTCATTTGTTAAAAAGTTTTCTATATGAATAATGTGTGGTATCTTACACAACATTTTTTTCATATAGGCAGTTTCGAACTCTTTTTCAATAAATTATTTTCTTGTGCTTCTTCTTTAATTTTTGCTTTCAAAGCAGAAGATATTAAAGTTGCTGCTACTTCTATTTCTAGTCCAGTTTCTTTACAATGATGGCAGATAGCATCCATATAACCTATCTTTTTATCTGCCGTCATTTCTTCAATCATCATACTAAACTTCTTAATTTCATCACGGGTGGGCATATTAAATTCTACTGTAAAATATATGATTACCTATTTTTGTTACGACCTTATTTTTATTCCAACCAGGATTTACATAAGTGGCGTGGTAATACAACGCATTTGTTTCTGCTATCTTATCATGTAGGACTGGAACTGTCAATGCTCTTTTTGCAATTAAATGAGATTCTTCCCATCTATACCGATCATGAATGTGTACCATTTCTTTAACCATACAAGTCCAAGAAAATTGGCAAACTGTTCTTAAATTTTGATCAGTTGTTTTTTGATAAACAACCGAGCATATATCTTTAGGGAAAATGCCACTATTTACACGATTCAATGTGACCTGTGCTACGGCTAGTTTTCCTTCATATGTTTCACCGGCAGATTCATAATAAATGTTTTTAGCAAGGCATTCTACTTGCTTTTGATAATCTGCAGATACTTGTTTCTGTGTTGCACTAGTAACAAACTCTCTCGAAAGAGTTGGTGCTGTATATACAATCGTTAATACTGCTAATATTACTGCTAATGTGTTAAACTTCTGTGTGTTAAATTTAAACATCTTTCTTCCTTATTGATTACGGCGGCCAAATCTTCTGACCGCCTTGGTCTCCAATTACGAATTCGTTTTCGTCTTTACTTTAACTTCAGGTTGTGGAGGGGTTTGAGAAACAAATTGATTGAGAGCTTCCGCTTTCTTTACAATTTCATCTTCTGTGGGAAATGGTGGAAAACCTGGATGTTCTGGTGAAGTTGTTCCGTTAATTTTGGATTCTTCTACCTTGGTTGACCACTGGTTTGATATAATCTCTTTCTTACTGTAATACTCATCAGAAAGCATATCTTTGGCCATTTTTAAGAGTTCTAGCCGTATCTCATAGGGTGTCATACTCATTTACTTCTCCTTGTGTGTGTTAATGTGTGTAATGTATCAGCGGTTTGTGTGTTGCTGATATATTATTTATCCAGGTGATTCTGTTGCTAAGTTCACCTGGCGAAACTCCGCTTACCTATCAGGCAGCAAGTGCATAACTTTCGTCATTTGCATTTATAGTTTTTGCTTCTTCGGCCGAGTATCCTCAACCCTAACGTCTTTAGCTTTGACGATTCTCCATTGTTATACTAATCGCTATGTCGAAACCTTGCACCCCCATCAGAAGTATATTGCCTCTTACGAGTTTGCTACCAAGAACCTGGTTTGTCAATATACTTTTGGTGGAGGTGAGCAGAATTGAACTGCCGTCCACAACAACTTTCAAACAACTTCTACGAATTAAGTTAATGCAAAAAGTATTGCCAATACACCTACAGCAAATGCACAAGCACCCATGTAGAAAGCAAAACTTCTTACTTTATATTCTTTAACACAATCTTTGCTAGGCATTACAGAATCCTTTCTAACAACCAAATAATAAAAAGAAAACTTAAACCCCCAGCCAATACTTTGAGAGCTCCCATTTGTTGCCGATTCTGCTCGGGAGTGCAGAGTTTTTTCCAATATTTGTTTTGCATAGTGTTCCTATTATAAGTGTTTATACTTATATAGGCAACCAGAAAGCTACAAGTTTACCACTTTATTTCTTATTTTTATTGTAATAAACGATAGCTTCCACTAATCCATCGAT